TGTTGGCTTCGGTCAGCATCGCTTGACGCAAACCAGGGTTGTTTTTGTTAGCCATCGAAACGGCTCGCACCTTGTTACCGCCGCACTTTGGCAAGCAGGAATCAATTGCGTTGTTCCACTGAACCGATGCGGACGGGGCACTTCTCGCACTCTTAGCGATTGGCTTGACACCGCTGCGGGCTTTGGCTTTGGCAGCGACTTCTTCGTCGTCCATTGCTTTTGCCTTGGCCATCATTTCATCATCCTCAACTTCGACTTCCATTGCCGATGGATCGGCAGGAGGTTCAACCGGGGGTTCCATTGCCTTGGCAAGTTGAGCCTTTAGCGATTGGTTTTCTTCGTCCATCGCTGCGAGTGCTTCGCTGAGAACGCTTGCCATTGGCAATTGTCGCTTGACGCACTTCAGGACGAACTCGGCTTTCGCACGAGGGAAAGCCGCTTCAATTTCACTGATTGAAGCTGCGACGGGAGTTTGCGATTCGGACATAGATTTTCCTTTTGTCGGTTCGCGTTTATCGCCAGCTTCGGAAGGCTCGCCACACAGCGAACGCAAAACTCCTTGCGGCATGTTCTTCACTTTTGCAACGGCAAGCATCGGTGCGTTACGCGCCGGGGCGATGCTGTTTACATATCCATTTGCCAAGGCAGTCTTGGCGTTAATCCAAGTCTCGGCATTCATTACCGATGTGATTTCTTGCTCACTCTTTCCGGTCTTGCCCGTGTAGGCCGTGACCATCGAAGCCTTAAGCATCGTCAACACTTCCGCAGCCTGGGTATGTGCCGCGTTATCTCCCGCGACTTCCATGTGCGGATTGTGAATCATCAAGTATCCGTTTTCAGTGATCTGCACGTCGTCAAACGCCATAGCGATATGCGAGGCAATCGAGAACGCTGCCGACTCAATAATCGCCCGCTTTGGTCCGGCGTAGGCTTTGAATGCGTCGTACAGCGCTAGCCCATCGGTTACCACGCCGCCCTCGCTGTGGATGCGGACGACGAGCGGTTGCGACTGATCCATTGCATCAAGCTGTCTCTTGATGTCGGCGGCACGGCAATCTTCGCCGATGACTCCGTAGAGCTTGATTTCGTTAGGCATCTTGCGTCACCTCACTGGGCAGGGTGTCTACTTTTCCGTCGGATACATCCTGAACAAGCAGGTCGATGTTCTTGCCCGACATGCCGATCGATTCCAGGAACACACGGGCGGCAACTTCCGTGATCGTTCCGGCGATTAGCTCGTCCAGCGTTCTTTGAATTGCTTTTCGGTTCCGCGTGTACTGCTGGGTCGACAGTCCCGCGAACTCACCGCTGGGGGCCGCTGCGGTTGCGTCAGCCGAGGCTGCGTTTTCTTGTACCGCAATCATTGCTGGATCTTGCAACGCAAGCGTCTGCCCTTCCGGCATCGGTAGCGAGACAAGGTCACGCCACGTTAGGGGAGGGCTTGCTGGATTCTCGATATTGAACTTCGCGGCAGCCTTGGCTCCGTTTGTGATCGCGTAGAGGTTATCTTCAACAATCTCTTCGGATACTTCTTCCCAGTCGTTGCCACGGGCACTATGGAGCCTACGCGGACTCGTTAGCGAGTTGCGTAGCTGAACAGCGTCACCTTCTGCGTCTGCGACTGGCTCGATGTAGGACCACGTTGGGAGGTTCCAGTTGTGCTTGTATATGTCAATCTTCGGTCGGCTCATTGCTTCCCGAAGCGAAGCGTCTTGCTTTACTTCGTTGGCCAGCCACCACTTGTAAGCCGGGGCGTGTAGCCGACGGACAAGATTCAACTGGTCGGCAACAAACCCTTTGCGGGCTTCATCAACCGCACCACGCCAACCGCTGAAATTCGTCTCGCTCCCGTCCATGAGAACCAGGCACAATGGCAAGCCAAAGTTGACGCCGATGACTTGGAGAATCAGTTTTACTTGTTGGAAGTATTCGCTGTTTGGCACGTTGGGAGAAAACCCTTGCAGTTCTTCGCCTGGTTGCCCGATGATCTCCATGCCTGGACTTACGCCCTCAATCTGCCGAGTCCCTGCGACCGTTGTTTCAGTCGTCGAATTGCCGTAGCCGTCCACGCTCGGCAGTCCGTTTTGCCCCGCCGCCATCTTGCGGAAAACAGCAAAGCAACTAACGACTTGCTGTTGAACCAGCTTTGCAAAGTTAATGTCTTCCAGCATTCCCGAGTATGAGAATATCGGGGCAAGCTGAGTCACGCCGCGAGTCTGCAAAACTCGGTGTGGGTTGTAAACATGGAACACTTGCCGAACGTTGTCTTCGTCGCGAACGTCGATCGGTGTCGAATCGCCCTTGCTGCCGAACTCGTTCAGTTCTTCGGTGACCCAATACTTCAATCGCTTACCAAGTCGATCGCGGGTTACTCCGAGGAACGTATCTTCCTCACGCGACTTCGTTTGTATTGAATGCGATTCGATGACCTGAAACGGCCCGTCTTCCGTGCCGGTAATCACGATGTCGCCATCGATCGATTCTGCCCGGACAGCGTGCCGCTCAATCTCTGCCCACGTACACTCGCCGGCAATGTCGCACTGGTCAGGATCGTTTGCAAACGCTTGCCAGCGTTCCCATAGGTCCAAGTCGAGCTTCTTGTCTCCGGTTTTGGGGTCGAGCTTAAATCCGCCCTGTACGATGTTGTCGACACGACGATCGGCAAGGATTCCAACCAGGGCGTCGTTGCGGTCCATGTCGCGGGCCTGCTCGATGCCCTCGTAGTATTTGATTTCAGTGCGGAAGTGATAGTCAGCACCCGAACCCTGAGGTGCAACGCCTGTACGCCTACGCACAAAACGCGACTGACGACTCATGTCATAGTCAGCACGAATCTTGTCGAACGCGGCTTGCAATCCTACTGGGCTTCCAGGGGCGCTCATCGAAAGCCCCCCGACGATAGGAAGCGAACGCGGCTTGAGGCGTTGCCGTCTGTAGCGGTTCCCGCAACGTAGTCCTGGGCACGCTTTAGCATCGACTCAACGAACGCTTTTCCGATAGATAGGCTTGAGCCTTCGTTGCTCGCCGAATCGGCTCGAAGGATCAGCCATCGTTTAGCAGCGGTAATAAACGAACGAGCACGACTAACGCTGCCAACTTCTTCGAAGTCTGCATAGTCGATTAAGTCCGCTTCGATGTCCGCGATTACCATTCCACCATGCTATGGTGATTTTCATCGCATTCCACCTAATCCGATAATCGGTTTAACGGGGCGGTCTTGGTGCGAGCGGGTTTTCAATCATCCATCGAATCACGTCAGACTTTGATCGAATCGCACTGCCGTCCATTAGTACGCAATCTTCGTCTTGCAATCGCCGCATCTTCGACCGCAGTTCCATTGCCTGATCGCGGGTTAGCTTTGTGTCGGCACGTCTGTTGATGTCGATCATGTGAGTAGACAAGTATCCCTCTGTTTCAATTTTGCTTGGCGGAGGCGGTGGAAGCTCGGTAGGCTTGTCAACTGTTGGCCCTTTGTAAAAGTCGTCAACGCTCGGCAGGTTGTTTTTCGCCATGCTCTTATCTTTCGGTTGCTAGGAATGGTCGCCCGTGCTGGTTAAGCATGGCTTTTTTCTCTGGTGGTTTTGGCTGCGGTGCAAGTGCCGGTTCGGTTCTTTGAACTAGTCGAACGCCGAGGCATCCGGCGGCGGCACATGCTAAGGCGGTCGCGTCCAAGTAGTGATTGTTTCCGTTCATCTCGACCCACTTGCGAACTATTCCCTTGCCAACGACAAACTCTTCTTGCATTTCTTCGGATAGGATTTGTTGGCTGTATTCGTGATGAATCTTTCGGTTGCCAGGTGCGGAAAACAGAGACAACGTGCCGTCGTTCGCTATTTCGTTTTCGTCAAATGTTGGAGTAACGAATCGCTGGTGTAGCCAGGATTTCCAGAACTCCGTATTGACGTTGTAAAGCCAGAGCTTCTCGGCTGCTTGGTTGCTTGCGTAGACCTCTTGGAAGTTCCGCCGGGTGTCGGAGTCCTTTGTGCGGCTGAACCTTCCGTCATCCCAGCCCTT